GAATAGGTTGCTACAGGTTGGTCGGTGCAAAATACTCTGTCTTTATGAACTACCGTACTACCGTTTTTTAATTCAAGCTTATAGAAGTGTCCTTCTTTTAGTACGAACACGGCACTAATTGTATCGTAATAATCGCCATTTGTACTTGCTTGGATTGTTACGGCTACGGTTGTGTTTAGTTGTTCGTCAGTTAAATTTAAAGTGTCGTAGGTTTGGCTTCTTGGTATGAAACTAAACGTCTGTTGTACTCCACTTGTAGTTAAAATTATCATTATACTATAATAACTTTTTTTTCGATTTTTTGTTTTTATTTCGTGTTTTCATAGTAATAAAAAACGAATTATACAAATGCCGAAATATGCGTTTTCGTGCGTTCTAACGAACTTTCTTCTTTGCTCACTTACGCACATATTAAAAACGTGAGAAATGCCATTACATTAAAAAGACATAAATCTAAACAAAACTTTTGATTAGTATATAAACAAAAAAAGGCACTCCGAAAAGTGCCTAATTACATTATGAAAGGAAAAGAAAAACCTTATGCCGTTACGATTGTCGCATCTGCACCGCTACCATCTGCAAAAGCAGTTTTTAAAGCTGCTTCTGTAGAAACATCTACAAAGTTAGCGGGTAAAACTTCACTTGCTACAAAAGTTAATTTGTAACCGTTAAAGTCACCAAGTGCTGCTCCAGAAGAAATTTCTCCGGCAGTTGTATCACAACCTTGTGCCAATCCCATTAAAAAGAATTGGTCAGTCATAGTGCGCACAATTATTCTTGGTCTACCGTAAGCAAGTAGCTTGATATTCTTGTGCATAGCTTGGTCTTGTTTCTTTAAAGAAATAGCCAAAGTTTGCTCAAAGAATGTCGTTCCATTATCCCTGCTCGTTTGAACCTGTGTCGTAAAAGAATTTTCATTCGATTTAAGTTCGTACTTGTACAAAGAAATTTGTGCAGCTGGAACCCAAGTGTCAATCGTGTCCGTGTTTGTTACATCGTAAGTGATGTTGTCTGTGTCAAGATCGTCAAAATTTGCAAAGTAAATGGCTTTTAATCCACTAACGGAATCTTTGCATTCTTCTACACGACCATTTGTAATATCACAACTCATTTTGTTAAAAGTTTTTATGAATAAAAAAGGGAAGGCACTTTACCTCCCCTTTCTTAATTCTAGTTTATATTATTATGCGTGGTAAAGAACTACGTCTGAACCAATTGCATACTGAACACCAGCACTCATACGAAGAATAATCCTACAGTTCTGAGAGCCATCTATCTCGCTCATATCGATGTATTTGGCTTCAGCGTTAATGTCACTCAACAAACCACATCCAAAGAATAAGTTTGAAGTTTGAGCAGCCATTGCAGTATCATCAGCCATTCCGTTAGCAACTACTACAGGAATACCATCGAAAGAAAGGTTTTGACCAGCAAAGAAAGTTGTTCCTTTATTGTCAACACCGTTAGCACCTAAACCACCAGAAGCAAAACCACCCAAAGCACGAATGTATGCTTTAGCGATATTTCTTGAAACATAAAGAGTCAAGTCAGAAGCTCCATAAACAGTAGAAGGAATTGCATCCACAATAGAACCTAATTTATCGATTACGTTTGCAGCAGTTACGGCAGCGTGAGACGCTACATCAACAACAGTTGCATCTGCCAAAGCCAATGGAACTAAACCATCGAATTGCCCAGAAGATGCTCCGTTACCTTCCCAAATGTTTGTTTCCATTTGAGCAGCAGCCATTCCAGCAACGTGTGCCAACATAAATGATTTAAAGTCTGCTGGTAGATCTTCGTATGCAGAATAACCCGCTTGTGCCGCTATCCAATCCTGGTGGTAGTCTTTCTTACACAATTGTACGTTAGATTGTAGTTCTTTAAGAGTCAAAACTCTTTCTGCTACGTCTACGTCCATATTGTGATCAAAGTCACAAGTTGCGTTTACCAATACGTTTCCTGTTGTACTGATTTTTTTCATTACTCTTTTGTAGTGAATGTTCGGGAGAACAGTAATTAAACCCGATTCAATTGTTGGTGCGCTTAATAATGCTGCTGCTACGAATTGTCCTTCGAAACTTCCAGCATAACTGCTACCTGTTAGCGTGTTAGCCATATTTGTATTATTTAATTATTAATTATTATTTGCGTTATTTATTTTCGATAGTACGGTATCCATAATTGTACGTTTGCGATTTGGCGAAATTGTTTTGCCTATTTTCGCTTCTTTGTTTTCTGGATTGTGTACTATTGGTTTAGCTGCTGCTTCTACTTCTTTTTCTTCAGAAAGTTCAACAACTTCTTCTTTTACTTCTTCGGTAGATTCTTCAACTACTTCTTCATTCGTGTTTTCGTTGTTTTCTACTTTAGAGAATTTTTCTAATTCAGATTTAAGTTCTTCGTTTTCTTTTTTCAAAGCTTCCATTTCAGAGAAGAAAGTTTCTTTCACGATTGATTCAACTGTTTTCTTAATTGGTTTAGCTTCTTCTACAGACGCCTCAACTTCTTCTTCGTACTCTTCTTCTTTTTTAGCTTCTTCTTCAATTACTTCTTCTTCAGATTCTGCTTCTTTAATTTCAGCAATTAAACCTTCTTCAGTTACAACAAGCATCAAACCATCTTCAAGTTTGTACTCGCCTACAGGTAATGGAATTTTTTGTTCGTCTTCTGTTACAATTACAACTTGAAAACCAGCTTCAAATTCTTCTGCTTCAATAGTTGTTACACCATCATCTAATTTACGTGTGCCTAATTTCACTTCCATTCCAAGAAGCTCTCTTACTTTGTTTAGTATTGAATTATCTTTCATTTTTTTATTTATTAGTCTTTCTATAATAACTTTATATTAAATTGTTTGTTTCATTTTTGGTTTAAATCTTGCCTATGCCTTGCGCTCTAAGTGTGCCGTCACAACACTTTGAAGAGTATGTGTTGTCTTTACATAAACAGCCTCTTTTGCCACCTTTAGGGCTTGATTTACCTTGTGTTTCTTTGATTCGTTTTTTTTTCATTTCTTAACGCATTTACCATTCTTCTTTTTGTAGCCCTTTGGACATTTACCATACAAATCTAATTCGTGTGTTTCGCCAACCATATACCAAGTTTTGCCTTCGTATTCGTGTTCGTGTATGCCTTCAACACCTAAATCTTTAGCTGCTTTTTCTGCCATAGATTTAGAAGAATAGGCAAGTCGGTCATCTATGATTGCAAAATTGTCATCGATTAACATACTTGCCAAGTCTTCACGTTCTATTTGTTTTAGTTTAGATTCTGCCCAAGTCTTTGCCGATTTACCACCCCATAGCAAATAAGAAATATAACCACAAGATTCTTTATCTCCAGCATCGTAGTAAGTTTCTGCACGGCTTAAATACGAAAACATACGCTTGATAGTTTTTTCGCTTACAGGTTCGCCATTAGCTAATTGCTGCGCACGAACTTTACCTACTTGTGTAGCGCATTTGTTGTTTACGGCTTCGTTTAGTTCTATACCTCGTTTTGCATTGTTTCTTACGCTTTCTGGATAGTCGCTATATGATTCTAATTCTTGTTTTTGTAGAAGTTCTTTAAGTTCTTCAACAAGCATTTTCTTTTCAAAGTCTTCAAAGCTTTCTTCTTTAGTCATATCGTATTTATCTGCGAAATACCCTTCAATACTGAAACCGTTTAGCTTATTCGATTTGGCTTCTTCATATAGTTTATCGTCATCAATTTTCATACTGATAACCCAAGTACCCTCTGGCAAATCTAAACCGTAGTGTGCGCTTTTATCTTTTTTCGTGTTTTCGACAATCCAACTTTCTACTATTGTAGTTCCTTCTATTGGTTGCTTATGTTCGTATGTTGCGTTTTTGTGGTTAGAACGCTTGAAGAATAATTCTGAAGCTTTGCGTACTGTGTCTTTACTAAAGTAGATGTAATACTCGTCATTCGTCTTTTCGTTGCGTCTGTAGATTTGTTTATTAGGCACTAAAGCAGCACCCATAAGAATGCGCTTTTCTTTGTCTACTTCTTTAAGTAGTATTTGTTGTTTGTTTAGTGCAATAAAGTTTTCTTCTATCGCTGGTGTTTCAACAAGCGATACGGCTTCGATTCCGCTTTGCTCATCTGATTCGTCTATGATCAATTCAACTATCCTCATATTATAATAACTTTTATTTGTTTATAGTGTTGCATTTTCTACTCTGTTTCTATCTAAAGCTTGGCTTGTAGTAACTTCGCCACTCACTACAAAAGCTTGTACTGGTTGCTGTTGGAGTTGTGCGAGTTGATTTACGCCCGAATCTCCGACTACGTTAAAACTCGGTGCTTGAGCCTCTCCTCCGCTTGTATCTAAGCTCGGTGTGTCACCACCCCCACCGCCTTGAAATTTGCTTTTAGAAATAGTTGCTATTTGTGCTGCACCAGTTGCTGCTACAATTCCAGCTTTTATAAAGTTAGCACCTGTTAATGCATCTTGTGGTACTGCTAATTGTGCCATGATCCCTTGTGCCGTGCTAACTACTGCTTGTGCAATACCTACTGCTTTGTTAATGTTAAATGCTTTCTTAGCATTCTTTTCATCGTCTTTTGCAAATGCGTTAGCAAGTTCGCCAATAGCACCTAAGGAATCGTGAGCAATAGAAAGTTGTGCATCTGCTACCTTCATCGCATTTAATTTTTTGTCTTCAGCTAATTTGTCATCAATAGCTTTTTGTCTTGCTGCAGACTGAGCCATTTGAAGTTCAATTTCTTCATTTGTTTGTTTTGTAATTTCAATTTCAGTAGCTGCTTGAACTTCTATTGCCGCAATTTCTTGATCTGCATAAAATGCGTTAATCTCTGCAACGTCTTCTTTAAATTGTTTATTTATAAACTTAAGTAATTCGTTTTTTTGTTTGGTACTTATGTTTCTTTTATCTAATGCTTCTATTTCCTCTTTTAAATCTAAAGCCCTTAACGCTTTAGCTTTTACCAATCCATTCTCAAGTGATTCAAACCTCTTTCTTAATATTTCATTTTCAACGTCTTCAAGTTCTTTAGCCGTGTTTTTTGCGCTTTCCGTTCTTTTTTTTGTGTTAATTCCAGCGGAATTACTAATTAAAGCGGATTCTTTCAACAGGTCTTTAGCAAGTTCATTTAATTGGTCTGCCCTTCTTTGACCTTCGTCTTTTATTTGTTGTTTTCTTGCTGCTGTAAATTCTTTATTTGCTTGTTTAGATATTCCTGTTGCATCAATTAAAAAACCAGCTAACCCACCACCAGCTACTTTAGCTACGCTTTGTGTTTCTAATTCTAAGCTTTTAGCAAGTGCATCTGCGTTTGCTTGTGCTGCCTTTTCAAAAAGTGCATTTGCTTGTGCCCTTAAGGCAGTTGCACGAATATAATCTTCAGTCTTTTGCTCATAAAGTTCTTCTGCTTCATTTAAACTTGTTGCAGCACCTAAAGAATCGCCCAAAGTATCGTTATATTGTTTAAGTGCATCGTCTTTACTTATTACACCTTCTTTTGCTAATTCAAAAGCAGCACCGACTTTTTCAACTTCAATGGTTGCGTTTTTTTGAGCAGTTACATACGCTTCAGTTGTACTGTTTAAATCTTTTTGTTTTTGTGTAGTGTTATCAAAAGCATCTTGTATGTCATCAAATTTAACTATCAATACTGCTAAAGCCGTAGTTAATAAACCTATGCCAGTTAATGCAAATGCTTTTGCACCTTTAGTCATATTTGCAAACGCTTGACTTGCTACGTTACCGAGTTGTTTAAAACTTGGTATTGCTTCACGAATACCTTGAACTCCTTGTTGAATAGCTAAAGCAGATTGAACTTTTAAAAGGGTTTTTTCAAGTTCTACAGATTCTGCACCCACTAAACCCATAGCACCCTGAACGGCTGCAAATCCACTTGTTGCACCACCTAAAGCGCCACCCAACTTTTGACCCATAGTAGTAGCAGCGGCATCAACGGCTAAATCTGTTTGAATTTGTACCTTGCGATATTCACCAACTTTTGTTAATAGTTCTTGATATTCTTTTGACGTAGTGTCACCAGCAAGTGCTAACTCATATAAACGGTCTTCAGCTTCGCCTAATCGTGTTGTTAGTGGTTCAACACCTTGAAATACATCTTCAAATTTTGCGTCTAGGTTTTCAGCACTATCAGCAGCTTTTTTTACTCCTGTTGCTAATGTGTCAAACTGCTTTGCTGCTTGGTCAGCATTAGTGTTTATGTCTATGTCTATAGTTCTTTTTTGAGCCATTGGATGTGTTCTTTATTTCGTGTTTTTAATATTTGCATTCTTTTCTTCTGCTTGTATATTCCTTTTATCCCTTTCTCAATATTGTATAAGCCCTTTGCTATTTGGACATCGTGACTGCCTTCGTAAAATTCGTCTATTTGTAGTAAGTCAATTATGTGTTTTAACATTATCCTTGTTGTTGTATAAATATTTGATTCGCTGCCGTTGTGCCGTTAGAGAACGTGTATGTAACTACCAAGATTATAACCGTGTCATTTGCACCTTCTGTTCTTAGTTGTTTGGTTGCGATGCTTCCAGCGTTCTCATCCGTTAT